GCTTACGTGGGCACAGCGTCTTACTCAGTCAAATGAGAACAGACGTGTGAACGCTGAGAAAAAGGGTGAGGAATATGTTCCTCTTACCATGAATGCCTTTAAAAAATTAAAGGGAGACGGTAAGAAAACAACCGCCAAACCAAAGAAACAGGCGAAGGCTAAACAAGGAGTTGTCAATTCCAAGCCCGACCTTCCACTCCTCACCACACAAGGAGGACCTGCTAGTTTGGTTGCTTCACCACCTCAGAATAAATCTGCTCCTCGTCCCCGACCTCAAATGAAGTTTCAGACGGACGAGGCTAAAAATAGATTTATTTCTTACTGGGGCACTACAGATCTCTATTCCGTCAATGATAAGATTAAACTCATGTTTAATCTTCCAAAGACAGATAGACGTCGATTTGATGTCTGGAGATGTGGTCGTGCGTTTAATAACGGTAATCAAATTTATAGATTACCTGGTAAATTAGACGACTATGTTTACACGCCACGTGTAAATAATAGTCAGTTACCTTCTCTCCCGGTCTCTCAATAAGCTGCTGACAGCCCGTCCCTTCAAGCGAGAAATCACTTGGTGGGAGATTGATCGTAGAGAGTTCCAGTGCTTTTGGAGGCCAAAGCTACCAAGAGTTACTTTAGTCTTACCTCGCGGTAAGGTACTAAAGGCATTCTCTCGAGCTAGAACTAAACAAGTTCTAGAATCGAAAATGGTAAATGGCATTGAAGTCTTCACAACTGTTGATAAATTCAACACAGGACACAAACGTCTCCTGGACTTGATTTATCAAAGTCGTATGAAGAAAACAAAAGCTATCCATTGTGTAGCTCATTGTATGTGGGTTTGTGGAAACAAACCAACACACATTAGCGAAATGGTAGCTAAATTAAAGAAAATGGAATTCGATGATATTATAAAATATATCAACGAAATCTCAGAATCTGCACTGGATTACATTTTGGAAATAGATACAAATACATTTATGTATAAATATCTAGATGAAGAGGAGATAATGGCCTTTTATTCTATGAGACGAGCGCTTCCGCCGCCTAATAAGATAAATCCATTACCAATGCTATCACATCTCTTTGAAGATGCAGATAGAAAGTACTCAATTGCTCAAATCCATCAATGGGTTGAACAATACCTCGACGATCGTAAGATTCAGTTGTACCAATTTAACTTGCCGACATTCGCCAGCAATAAATCGGTTCTAGAATCTCCTCGATATATGGGAGGTAGAGACTTTATCTCTTCACTCATACTTAAAGAATTCGTTGAACCACCTGATCTAATCAAGTACGTTCAAGGATGGACAGGCATGAACGATTGTGATCCCGGAAAACCCGAGATTATAATGCCCATGGATGTCTCAAATTTCTATAAGTATGAAGTCACTGAAACAAAGGAGGAAACTCCTATCAAAAGTAAAGTTTTCCAGACAAACCCAAGAAATTTGGGCTGGCCATGGCAAAATATTACTAAACCTTCAGAAGTCGCACCAAGAGACGTCTCGAATACAAGTATTCTTGAAATCGACGCGGTGGAACATCTAAAGGTCCTGTTTCAGACTAAACAACTTGATAGTTATCGACTCTTAAATGCTGCACTTAATATATGCAGCGAAAGAGTTAAAGATGGAAGGCTCCCACTTCTCTGGCCGATAGATATACCGTACAGAGGAGGTAAACATCGCATACCAAACATTCCTGCTTGGTATACGGTTATTTGCGCAGAATGGTTAGGAAATTTAGGCTTTGAAGTTGTCTCAGCCTGTTGTCCAACCACTTTCAGACAAATGAAGCCCGAAATTAATGTCGATAACTACTTCTATTCCGGTGACTATAAGAACGCTACTGACGAAATTCCATTCGAAGTAGCAAGAACCGTTTGGTACGCCATCCTGAGAAGAATAAACTTCTTCCCAGAACAGGCGGAAATTGCCAAAATGGTTATTAATCATCTTATAGGCCCACATAAAATCATTGATCCCGAGGTTGAAATGAGAAAACAGTACTTCGAAGAAGCTGTTGAACCCAAAACTAGGGATGACTTTGATGTGGGAGGAATAGGAGAAAAACTTTTCATGAAATGGAATAGTTTCGGTTATATAGGTCTTAATAAAAATCAATTTAAGAGACCTTTTGACGAAATTAAAATCCATGAAAAGAAGCATGGTATAGGTATTATGACTAAACAAGATATGTTCCATAACAGAGTCTATAGACAAATTATGGACCATCTTATCCGTGCAGACAGTAACACACCGTATATCACCAAAAAGGGTATACACATGTGTTATGGAATATCATTCCCCTGTTTAATGGTAACAAACGCCCTACCTCATCTAGCACTCGCTGAGAGTCGCAAGATAAGCTATAACTCGTTTGTCATACAAGGAGATGATAATGCATCGGCTCATGCATCACTTAATGATGTTGAGAAAGTCAAACAATCCCAAGGTGGTGTTGGCTTTATCGTACACCCTAAAAAGGCTAGAGTATCCCAAAGAGGGTACATCCTAGCTGAAAAGGTGTACGTTAAAGTAGGTCCTCTGAAACTTCTTCCAGAGGATTATAAACAAAGGGACAGAAACGCCCCTAGACAACCCTTGAGAATAGTACCTAATTTTAAACTGAAGTGTCTATTTCCAGAGAAAGATTCTGATAATTATTGGATAACAATGCC